ATCTAAGAAATACGATACCTGGTATTCAATCTACTTACACTTTTACACCTACAAATGGTGGTGTGTCAAATTTTTATTTACTAACACCGGGTTTTACTAATCAACAGAATTTAGTTTATTGATCTCTGTATTGTTTGTCAAGATCGAAAAGTTGACTATAGAAAAATTGTTTAAACTCTTCTAAAATATTTTTATCAACATCTCGTTTTCCTAAAATTTGATTAGCTAGATAGTATCTACTTATGTAGAAGATATCTTTTGCTTTGTTATATCCTATTTTGTATGTTCTTTCCGGTAACTCAATAACAAGTTTTGGCTCTTCGTAAATATCCCAATCTAGAACTTGTTTTATAGTGCCGACATAGTTAGTTTTTCTTTTATATTCTAATTCGTCTTTGGTGAAATCCTCAGTGCGATAAGTTATGATATTAAAATTAAGTGTTTGACCTACTAAATGATCTAATTTTCTGCCCCTTTTTTTAGAAAGATTATCCCAACTTTCACCTGGTGAAAACTCTTCAAATTTTTTTATAAGTTTCATTTTTTTGGACTTTTATTTTTTTGTTTATATATATTAAAATGAAAATATTTAGAATTGTTACGTATTTTCTCTTTTTATCAAGTGTTGTATTTGGCCAAGTTATTACTATTTCTACTATTGATGGTAGAATACCACAGGGAATTCCAGTAACGGTTGAACATTTTGTTCCAGGTCAGACTGGATACACACAAGGATCTGTTCCATATGCTTATGAATCAACATCAGGAACTTCACTTACTCTCGGTGATGACCAGACTATATCAAATCTACCAATTGGTTTTACTTTCAATTACTGGGGAACTAATTTTACAACTGTAAATATCTGCTCTAACGGATGGATTTCATTTACCAATACGGGTGGTGATATCGTTGGTGGTTCTCCAAATAATACAGTAAGAAACGGAATACACGCAAACGCTATGGATCTCTTTCCGATATCCGGATATTTTGTTAGATACCAAACTACCGGATCACAACCAAATAGAAGATTTATAGTAAGTTATCACATTGGATATTATAATTGTAGAACAACTACTACTCTCTTTACTGATTTTCAAATAGTATTATCAGAAACTACCAACACTGTAAGAATAAATCTACTCTCGCACCCTGGTTGCGCTTCTCTATCTTCATTACAGGGTATTTCAAATAGTGATAACTCTCAAATAATCACCACACCAGGAAGGAATGGTTCAAATTGGAGCGGAACCTCTAACTCCTCCGTCCTTTTTACGCCTTTCGTTCAGAGTTCAACTTGGATACCACAAGGAACTATTCTTACAAATACGCAGGGTAATTCTTCATTTTCTAATCCACAAAACTATACGTTCAGAGCTACAATAAATAGTTCACAATACTCTAACACAATAATAGAATCAGAACTGAATTATTTACTCTTTATGAAAACTTTTCCATCAGAGATGAGAAGTTGGGATTTTTACACTTGTGATATAACCTCAGACTCTACAACAAATTATTTTGATATTAAATCTGCTTGGAATATATTTTGGAATAATTCAACATTAAATCAAAATCTAGTGTTTTCCAACGCCGAAAAACTCGATATAGAACAAAACTCTACTTTACCAAATTACTACCTGACAAGACCTCTGAGTCATACTAGAACCTTTGAGAATACTTCACTAATATGGATAGTTTCAAAAGGTAAACACAGAACTACAACAACTGCTTCTAAAATTCAAGATTAATTTCTAGATATATAACTATACTTGAAATTAAAAATTTCAAGATAAAATCTAGAAATTAAAAATGGATTCAATTATTTGTTACTTTATAGCGAGTGTTATAACACTCGCTCACATGAACGGTGTCCAAGATACAAAACTAACCTACGGAGCAAAACAAATCGTTACGGAACTTGCTAACGATAGATATACCTTATGTGATAGCGGCAGAGCTATTAACGTAGAAATACTTTCAATCGAAGCACCAACAAAAGGTATTCGTATCGGACCTTTCGAGTTCAAGCAAAAGAAAACGATTGTTAAAACAAAAATTATTATCGACGGCAAAGAGTATATCGGTGAAGGATCAAACAAAACTTCTGTATCCTCAACCTTACTTCAACTTCAAGATGAAAAACTTCCTTTCGAGAGAACTGAGTTTTCTTCAGCTCTTCGTCAGTCACTTGAAAACGCTATGAAAAAATAATAATTTTTGATTTTATATATATCCTAAAAAAAAATAAAAAACTATGGTCATTAAATTAAATTCAAAAGGTGAAGAAGTAAAAAAACTTCAACAAAAATTAGGATTGGCTGCTGATGGAGTATTCGGTCCTGGAACTGAAAAGAAAGTAAAAGAGTGGCAAGCAGCTAACGGACTTACAGCAGATGGTATTGTTGGTGATGGAACTTGGGCGAAAATGTTTCCAGCAGCAACTACTGCACCTACAGCACCGGCCGCAGCAAAACCAATCAAAGAAGATGTCGTATTTCCAACAGATTCTACGTTCAAACTTGAAAAACTAAAAGGTCATATTCCTGATGCCGTAATAGCTCAAATACCTGACACTGCTAAGAAATTCAATATTACTACACCACTTCGTTTAGCTCATTTTCTAGCACAGTGTGGTCATGAATCTGGTGGATTCAAGCACATCCAAGAAAATCTCAATTACTCAGCTGATGGTCTTAAAAAGATATTTCCAAAATATTTCCCTGGCACCACTGCTGATTCTTACGCTAAAAATCCAGAAAAAATAGCATCTAAAGTATACGGTGGTCGTATGGGTAATGGTGACGAATCTACAAAAGAAGGTTATAAGTTTAGAGGTCGTGGTTATATCCAACTCACCGGTAAATCGAACTATACTAATTTTGCTAAGTTTATAGGTGAAGATACAGTTGCCAATCCTGATCTTGTAGCTAGTAAATATCCTCTAGCATCAGCAGCTTTTTTCTTTGACTCTAACAAACTCTGGGCTATTTGTGATAAAGGTAGTGATGAAGCGACAGTAACTGCGGTAACGAAAAGAGTAAATGGTGGAACAATCGGTCTTGCGGATCGTTTGAAACATTTTAAAGAGTATTTCGCTCTACTATCCTAAAAAGTGTAAAAAATCACTTTTAAATAAATATATATAGTATCAAAATAAATAAAAAAATATGGCAATTCAAATTGGAAAATATAAAAGACCCGGTGTCTTTTTAGAAGAAATTGATAGGTCAATAGTCGAGTCACCAACAATTATCGATACTTTCAGTACTTTAGTTGTGGGATTTTCTAGAAAAGGTCCAGTAAATACGGCTGTTCTAATACAGAACACCTCTGATCTAGAAAGGATTTTTGGTCCTATCGATAGAAACTTAGAAAGAAAGGGATCTTTTTTTCACAGAACTATCACCAAGTTACTTGAACAAACACCAGTAACAGCGGTTAATCTTTTATCGACTTCAGATACAGAAGATTTACTACGATATAGAAGTCTTTCTACCTCAACGGATAATACCAATTTGGTCAAGAGAACTGCTCCCTACAGGAGATTTTTTGATACTACTGGTTTTTGGAAGAGAGATGAACAATCTTTTGGCCTCTATACAAAACAAAATCAAGGTGACTACACTAAACAAATTCTCTCATTTACAAACTTTTCAGATAGAACAATAACAGTTTTTGTTGTGAAGTCTTCCCTAACAGGTTTTGACAGAACAATGATCGAATGGTATGGTAATGTAGAAAATATGCCAAGATATTTAAATATGCACGATTACGCATCCGATTATATGGTTGATGTTGTTGTAATTGGTGGTGATTGGACTAATTATGTTGAATTAACTTCTGATCCGAGATGGTCACAGTATTTTACAACAGAAGGTATCAAAAAGAGTGAACTTAGAAATTTCGCAAACGATAGAAATATCAATCTTTTAGCCTATTATGAAGGTCTATCACTTGTTCCATACTTTAGGGATGCAAATGGTAGAAATATCTTTATTGAAACTATTATAAATAACGATACCGATAGATCGGGTCTATTTTGTACTTTTGACAACGATCTATTCGAGACAGATTATCCAAATGGACTTGTTGATTTAATCGGTGCTAATTTAGTAGGAAGCTCAGCTACTTCAGTAGAATTTCTTTCTTACAAAGAAACACTTATTGAAAAACTTTCATATTCTGAAAAGTTTTTGGATTCTCCTGGTAATGTTATCGGTCTAGCTGGAACTTTCTCAGCAGATTTTCGTGTAGCACCAACAAGAGAAGAAAGAACTGCTTTCTACTCAGATGGATACATCTATGATTTAGTGGCAGGAACAATTAGTGGATATACATGGTCTTTCAGTTTGATGGGTGACACAAGTTTCAACTTCGAATATAAAGTTGGTGTTGATTCATTTGTAGTTATAGGATCTTCAACTATATCACTAACGGATAATTTCACATACACAGTAAGTGCCGGGACACTATCCAACGGAACTTATTCACAAGTATTCTACTTGAATTCAAGTGGTGAATTCAAGACCTTAAGAGGTTCTTCTAAACCAACAGTAGCTGCTACGGATATTGTTCTAGGATATACTACTTATGATATT